ATCCTACAGAAACAGAAACAGTAGAGTTCATATTTATCTCCTTATTTGAAAGTAATATTAACGTACTCGTAAATATTAACAAATTCGTGAATAACAATTAACTACAGAATAATTTTTAAAAATCTGTCGAGAAGAAACTGATCATAAATCATTAAGCCTTAGTGTTATATTCTTATCACTAGAAAGATTGTTTTTATATGTACTTTATATGTTTTATGTAGTATACTAATAGTATGATAAGTAACAACATTTAAAGAATATGGAGCATATCATGAAAACAAAAGAAAGAATAAAAGATTTAATAGAGATGATTAAAATAATTAGAAAAAGAAAACTTAAACTTTTTGTGGCTCGGATTATTCCATTTTGTTATTTAGCTGCTACTCTTTCCTTTATTTACGATGGAAGCGTTCCTTTTTTTGATAATTTCAATACTGGGATGACTGTTTCAATCATATACACAGCTTCTCTTTTTATTGGCTATTTTTGTGGAAAAAAAAGATACCGTGAGCGTTTCAAATTAAATAGCTTACAAATAATAGCTCGATTTTTGCTTTATGTTGGTATCGTTGGTATCATTATATATTCACTTTTCTTAGTTAACAACATGGAAGTATTCGGGCTATTAATTATGATTCTTATGTCTTTTCTTTGCTATAGAACTATAAAACTCGCAGTCATAGCCATAGTCATACGCGACCTAGAAGATTATGAGTGTGAATGCGAAGATGAATGTGAATGCGTAAGAGAACTTGAATACATAATGGACGAAGAAATTTTAACTAAAAAAATAATATAGAACAAAATCAAAGAATGTTACGAATAAGTTGATTAAAACAAAAAAAAGTATTATTTATCAAAAAAAGGATAAGAAAATCATGCAAAGAGAAATCACCGTATCTAAAGAGTACATTGAGACTGTTTGTGAATGGCTTGAGGAGTGGGCTAAATCAGAAAAAAGCTTAATAATCCCGCAGTTCCTTAAAAAGCATGGCATTGGTTGGTCTTATTTCAAATCGATGATGGATATCAGCCCTATGCTCCACAATACTTTTGAGGTAACTGTTGCTGGACTTTGCTCTAGATGGATGCTATATGCGTTTCAACAAGAGGACGTTCCAAAACACATGAAAAGCATCATAGTCAAATACTTAAGAGTTTACGATTATCATGCTTCGTTTATCGATCAAGAAGCAAAGAAAGAGTTAGATCAAAACGCAAGATTTTCAGTGAACAATTATGCTATCGAAGACTATTCAAAAGAGCAACTTAAAGGACTATATAGCCGCATGTACGAAACAAACGACAAAAAGCGGAGACCTAAAAAGTCCAATAAACGGGTTCAAACCTAGACCCTATCAAGTTCCCATTCTAAAAGCTCTTGATAGCGGGTATAAGCGTGTCTTGGCTATTATGCCCCGTCGTTCTGGAAAGGATATCACAGCTCTGAACTACATGATCAGGCGTATGTGGGAGAAGCCTGGCGTCTATTTCTATATATTTCCATCATATTCTCAAGCCAAAAAAGTGATATGGGATTCAATAACTTCGGAAGGAATTCCGGTACTTTCTTATTTCCCAAAAGAATTGGTTCTACAAACAAACTCTCAAGAAATGAAGATTCGAATGATTTCAAAAGGCGGTAAGACTTCCCTGTTTCAATTGGTGGGTTCAGATAATGTAGATAGTTTGGTCGGCACCAATCCAATCGGCTGTGTCTTCTCTGAGTATGCCTTGCAAGACCCAACCGCATATAAATATCTTAGGCCAATTTTAACAGCAAATGGCGGATGGGCTCTCTTCGCAAGCACCCCACGTGGCAAAAATCATCTGTGGACTCTATACCAACTTGCAAAGAAATCTCCTGACTGGTTTTCGTATAAGCTCACTGTCGAAGATACAAAACATATCTCTATGGACAAAATTGAGAAGGAAAGAGAAGAGGGGATCATGTCAGAAGATCTCATTATGCAGGAATATTTCTGTAACTTTGAAATGGGGATCGAGGGTTCCTATTATTCGAAGTACATTGATCGCTTGAGAAGGGAGAATAGAATTTCTACGGTACCATGGGAATCGGACTTCAAAGTTCACACGGCATGGGATATCGGAGTCAGAGATAAAACTTCGATAATCTGGTTTCAAAATATTGGTAAAACTGTTCGCTTGATTGATTGTTACGAAAATAGTAAAGAGGGATTAGAGCACTATGCAAAGGTTATTGCGTCTAAACCATACTTATATGGGACACATATTGCTCCTCACGACATCAGAGTTAGAGAATGGGGTACTGGAATCACTAGATTTGAAAAAGCACGGCAGCTTGGAATAAATTTTACCGTAGCTCCAATGCACGATATTTCCGATGGTATAGAGGCTTGCAGATCTCTCTTCTCAAAGCTATGGATAGATGAGATCAATTGCAAGGTATTAATCGATTCGCTGGAGAACTATCGGCAGGAGTTCGATTCCAAGAAAAAAACCTATAGAATGACGCCGATACACGATTGGGCATCGCATTTTGCTGATTCATTCAGATATCTAGCAACATCTCTACCAAAAACCGCTGACTCCTTAACTGCGGACGAACTCGAGTTGCAGTATCAAGAAGCTATGTTTGGCAATAGTTCTACAGAAAACGATTTTATGAAAACATATACCGGAAACCACATCATATGACTCTTTTCCCTCAACTGGATAGCAAATACTACTGCGATCAGACAGACAACGACAAAGATATAAAGTTGCAGATGGAGCAAAACTATTCAGCTCATATAACGATGAACCAAGCTTTTTGGGCAGAGGCTGACATTGATTCGAGATACAAAGCCAATGATCAGACCGTTTGGAAAGAGCTTCATGGTAATTCACCCGCATTTAGGAAACGCAATCTATCATTCAACCGGATACGTCGAATTTGCAACATGATTACTGGCTATCAGCGTAGAAATCGTATGTCATCAATTTCTATTCCAATCGAAAACAGTGACCAAGTTACAGCTGATCAATTTTCAAAGATAATGCTGTGGGCAATGAACAAAGAAGACACCTTAGAGACTATCTCACAAGGTTTTGATGGGGCAATAACTACTGGCATGAATATGCTGGCTGTGTGGATGGATTACCGGGAAGACCCAGTTAATGGCGATATCAGGGTTGATAATTGCCCCTATAACAGCTTCTTGATAGATAGTTTTTTTAAGAAGCATGATCTAAGCGACTGCAATTTTGTTTGGACTAGAAAATGGCTAACGAAAACTCAAGTAAAATCTCTTCTTCCCGATAGAAAAAGCGACATTGACAATCTTTCATCTCATGGACATAGAGACGGAAAATTCCAGTTCATGCCTGAGTCCTACAACTACAATATCAAAGACCTAATTTCTTACGACGAGTATTGGTATCGAAGCTTTAGAGAACAAAAACTTTTAGTTGATATTGTAACAGGTGAAACCATGGAATGGACTGGTGACAATGATCAACTAAAATCTTTCCAGGCTAAGTTTCCTGAAATCACAGTTATAGATAATCAGATTCAGACCACTAATCTTGCTATTCTGGTTCAGGGAAGTGTTATGTATAACGGTTCCAACCCAATGGGAATCGATAAATATCCGTTTGTTCCAATCTTGGCTTATTATTCCCCAGAGATCAATGACTTCCCTTTACGCATCCAAGGTGTAGTGAGAGGGCTGAGAGATGCCCAATATATTTATAACCACCGCCGTGAAATAGAATTGAAAATTCTCGAGAGTCAGATCACGAGTGGCTTCAAATACAAGGCTGATTCCCTGGTAAACCCAAAAGATATTTTCCTTTCTGGTGAGGGTAGGGGACTTGCACTCAAGAGAGAAGCACAGATGACAGATGTAGAGAAAATAGAACCACCTTATATTCCCCCGTCGATGCTTGAAATGTCGAAGATAATGAGTGAAGAAATACAAGAAATTAGCGGAGTAAATGAAGAACTGTTAGGGAGTGCTTCTGACGACAAAGCCGGAGTGCTGTCAATGCTGCGTCAGGGAGCTGGACTAACAACTTTGCAAACACTTTTCGATCAACTCGACTTTTCTCAAAAGCATCTCGGGAGAATATATTTAGATCTAATCCAATCAAACTTCTCACCTGGAAAAATTAAAAGAATTATTGGAGAGGAGCCAAGTCAGCAGTTTTATTCGAAAGCTTTTGGAAAGTATGACATTTCTATTGAAGAAGGCCCAAATGTAAATCAAAAACAAATGCAATTTCAGCAGCTGCTTGCTCTCAAAGAATTAGGGCTGCCAATACCATCAGATATAATTTTAAAGGCGTCTACTGTTCAAAATAAAAAAGAGCTTTTAGATGCTGTAGAGAAAGAGGAGCAGCAACAGGCACAGGCGGGTCAAATGAGAATGAAGCAAGAAATTGAAACGCAAAAAGCAATTATAAAAGATTTAGAATCAAAGGCACAAGCAAACACTGGACTTGGATTAGAGCGAGCTTCTAGAGTGCAAGAAAACCGGGCACTTGCAGTTGAGAAATTGGCAGAGGCTAAAAAAGATCGTGATATAGGAGCGTTACATACCGTTAAGGCAATGAAAGAGCTTGAAGAAATGGACATGAAGCAGATAGAAAAACTATTAAAGCTTTCTGAATATATCAAGGACACTGAATCGCTCGAGGCTATGAAAGAGAAAGAGCAAGTTAAAGATCCAAATATTGAAGAAATAGCTGTGATGTCTGATAAAGAAGACGACGAAGAGCAGCAACAACAGCAACAACAGCAACAACAACCCCAACAATAAAAAAGGAAAAACAATGAGCGAAGAAACAAAAACAATGGGTAAAGGAGCAATGATTTCAGAGGACTATAATGCACCAGGCAATCTACCTAGAGAAATAAAGCACGTAGATTACCCAAAAAAGAATTATTTCAATAGCACACCTCTTGACGACACACTTGAAGGTATCGACAAAAGAATCAACTCAAGCGTTAGAAAAATAAGTGGAAAAAACACGGATAAAAACTCCTAATGGCAATGCCGAGACCATCTGGAAGAGCTCAAAAAATCGCTGAAGACACCATACCTGGATTGAACAAAAATAATCGATCAATCCACAAGTCTCACACAAAAGATAGTTACGAGCAAAGCAGAGCAAAAAATAATGAAGATATGGGGATGAATCTATGGAAAAAGAATCCTTTGAAAGGACTATAGAAAATGCAAGTAGCGATAGATGTGAAAATGCAATCTTCGATGAAAACGGATGGGCTGATGAGAAAAGGCATTATCCCATTCCCTTTGACATGGTTATAGTAGACACAAAAACCAAGAAAAATATAAGAGCATGGTGGGGAGTCAACGAATGGTTCGGGTTCAGACTAAAAAAAACAGATGAAGTAATTAGATGGAAAAAAATAATCTATGGAAGCAATGACATCTAAAACAGCTGGAGAGCACTCCTTTGATCTACAAAAAAAAGCTGATGACAAAATCAATTCAATCGATCTGCAAAGAGAAATCCACAAAGGGAATCGAGAAGATATTTCTTTCGAAGATCAGGTGAGAATTGCAGTAGAAAATGGAAAAGAAGATTTTGAGGGAGATTTTTTCCCTGTAGTTTTGTTCAAAAGAGAAAGGCTATTAAAAAACATCATAAGGCAGTATTTCTTCACACGACAAAGCTGCCCCACTCCTGAGTATGACCAAGTTGTTTACAAATACTTCCGAAAAGAACACAAGTTAGATTTTTTGTGGGTAGTTCCGGACAAGCAGACCGTGATAGATATGTGTATGATCGGAGATAGTTTTCCAAAAGAACACCAAGATCTAGTGTCCTTTGCTAAGGATTTCAATACTGGGGAGCTCGACAAATTGTGCGATCG